CATACATCGTGTATCTCTTGAAGGGGTGTAGAAGCCGCCGTAAGAGCTACATCACAAGAATAGATGCCGGCACTCACATAACTTGCCGTAGCGTTTGTATCGCCGGCAGAGACCGTGCTCCCTCCTGCTGATAATGCGATTGCTGATCCGGTTGGTGTTCCAAAAGAACTTGAGTAGAAAGATACTGATAAATCTCCTGTGCCAACTGATGGGAGGTTTCTCAACCCACCTCTTACATAGTTGTAGAAATACAGGCTATTTAAGTTAAATTCTGCTGGCGCGCGGGAAGAAGAGAAATAGAAGTTCTCTCTGTCATCTTGGACACGCGAGTCCCAGCGCGCTTCCAAAACAGGACGCTTAAAAAAGAACTCGCTCGATCGAGCAAAGAACTTCTTTGTGTAATATGATTGAGTTGCCCCGACAGTGTTCTGGATTACCGGGCCCACGTCGGCGCCCGTGGAGGATGAAAAATAAGCTTCCTGAGATGCTGTTAGGCGAATCCCAAAACCGTAGTTATTAGCAAAAGCTGGGTCAGCGCCAGAGATCCACTTTTCTACTACATCGCTAACATCCACTTCTAGATTTTCATAACCCTGCGGAAAGCTAACATTATAGTTTGAGGCGGTTCTGTAGTCACCTCCAACATCTGTCCAAGATGTAGAACTATCAGATTTTATCCAATTAGATACTCCTAGGTCTTTATACTCGTCCATATCAAGTCCAGTACCCTCAGACCATGATCGAGACACTGGTGCTACCACCAAATTAAAATCCTGTGGTAGCGTAAATGGATGCTCTGCGTTGGACATCTTTAAAAAGAATGAAACTGAACCAGATGCTGGTATTGTGCCTGCTGTGCGATCGGTAGAAACCTTGGAAACTGGGAACTCAATCAATATTCTGGATAGTTCCTGTGATTGTCCGGTTGAACCAGATTCTTGTCCGTAAATAGAAAACACTTCTAGAGAATCGGCATAACCCATATTGGAGCCAGAACCTCTAGTTACAAGATTGGCTTCATAAGCATTTGTAATTGTATTATCTGCGCTAGCAGTATATCTTAAAATAGCCATTATCTAATAGCTCCCTTAATATCAATGTTGGCAAACTTAAGTTCAAACACGGCATTGTTCTTGCCTTCTATTCTTCTGCCATCTGCTGATAGGTTATCTGTAAAGTTAAATGATGTGCTCGCATAAGATGCACCGTTCTTCCCAACGATTTCCAAATCAACAACATCAATAATCCCATTCACCTTTTGAAGAACTTTATAGAAATCTGTTATTAGAATAGACTCGCCTATATCATACTGATTCTTTATTAGAAAATCTCTAATCGCGTTGTTTGCTCGGCTAATAACAGTATATCGGTTGGTGTTTAGATCTATCGCAACGGAATAGTTAATCCCAAAGTTTACTATCTCCGCATCCAATATATCAATAGTATCATTAACTACCTTATATTGTATAAGCCAGTTTTTTAAGTTGTTTTTAAGTGTTGTGTTGGCAGGTAGCAACTTTCCACTAGTGTTTTGTGATATAACATAGATGTTAAGATTTCTCTTAAACTCATCAAAGTCTCTAACTACAGCTGCTCTTTTAATAGAACCAAACTTGGCTGGCATTCCATAACAAATGGACTGGTAATCTTGGATTGTGACTGCTCTATTTTGAGTTGCGTAAAATCCAAATACTCTTTGTTTAACCTCTGATGTGGAAGGTAGCGAGACATCACCAACAAAAGGCTCCTCGTTTAGCACTTCCAGAGATGATACAACACCATTTCTTAATGCCTGCGATAGTGACCCTTGCGAGGCAAACCTAAATATAGGACGATCAACACCGACTATGGTGTTTTCAGCAGCATTAACATCATTTGTTAAGTTGACTCTATAACCTATTCTTAGGGATGTATCTGCTGGTGCGATTCCAAACTTATCGGTGCTTATAAGTTTTGTTGGATCAAAATCCAAGTCAGTTATATAAGTTCTGCCATTCAAATCCAAAACAAGATTGCTAGGATCCGCTACCGAGTTGGACAACAACTCCGAATCAGAACCATACCCAAACTGTAAGTATGTTTTGTTTCCTTCTCTTTCGACTGTAAACCTTCTGGCAACCGGAACTGCTTTGAGAATGTTTCTAACAGTAGAGTTAGTTGATGTGTTCGTATTTCTTATTGCCTTGTATACAACGTTTTGAGATAGGTGATCTACTTCAACGTATTCATGACCTTCTGTATCAGTAACAGAGAGCACTTCTGCTACTCTACTGTTTTCTAGATCTACACGTAAGAATCTCTGGAACTGTCCTACCGTGGTCTCTTTAAACAAGGTTCGTCCTGAAACTGCTCTACCTTGTGATCGAATCACATAGTTTGTTGGGTTTCCGGTTGTAGAATCAACAGTTCCAACGACAACTTGGTTTGTAGAGACAGCGAAGTCAACATCTTCTAGTAAAGTATACAAACCTCCACCAGTTGAAGAGAAAATGGATCCAGCCCGTAACACCGGAGCATAGTCTAGATTTGGACCAGCAGTGTTATTATCAGACGGTACTTGGACAAAAAAAGTAAGCAAGCCATAAGATGAGGGGCTAGTGTTTAGTTTGAACCCCATCTGGCGCGCAAGGCGCACTACATTATTATATTCGATCGATGTTTCTAAGAAGGACTCGTTTGTTTGATAATCTAGATAAAAAGATAAGATGTCGCCAATATACGAAACCGTATCCAACATCAATGAACCAAAAGATGCCTTGTTGAAATCTTTATAGTTATCGGGGTAATATCTTTTAGCGTAGTTCTCTAAATCCCTACGAATAGAATCAAAATCGCGACTTGTGTAATCGATTGGTTGTAGTTTCTTAGGCATAGTTTACTTCTCTAAATAGGTTGGTCGACATCAATTTGCAGTGCTGTTGAACGTTGGAGTGGCAATATTGTAAATAATATTGAAACAGATAAGTTATGTGGAAATATATCTGGATTGTCTTCTGGTATCTGAAACCGTATATCATCAATGCGAATGTATCTTAAGTATCTCTGAGTTTGCTCTCTTATTCTTGAAGATATATTAGAGTATGTATTACTATCATTTAACTCAAATAAATATCTGCGCAAACCTACGCCAAAGTTTGGATCCATTATTCTTTCACCCGGGATGGTAAGAATAAGCATTTTTAGATTCTGCTTTGCTAAATCTTCAAAATTTGTATTTAAGTTATATGGGCCAAATACTTTACTTACAGTTAATGGAAGTTTTGGCGAAAGTCCGGACGGCATTTATCCTCTCCTAAGTTTGTTCCTCAGTATCCCCACATGGAGATTCTTCGGTAACTGGGTCTACTTGATCACTACACTCGTTTTCGTTAGCATTTTGGGCGCTAGCATCAACAACATTTTGCGTTTGGTTTGTAATATCATTTTTAAGTAGTTCCAATAGCAAATAAATCAATCCCAGAGGACTCGGCGGCATCATTAGCATTCCAGATACAGTGCCTGTAAAATCTACACCATCTATCGATATTCGCGGGAAGAAGTTCTCTGGTATCTCTGCCTGAGTGCCTTCGACGCCTTCGAGTCCAGCATTCATTCCATTCTCGACCAAGCAGAAAAGAATTGATAATAGATCTTCGCCTGTTAAGTTTGGCTCAATAGGTATAAGAAGATTTTCTGTGGCTGCAGTTATTTGTTCATTGGCAGTTCTTACAGCAGGATCTATTGCGGCTGCTAGTTCATTGAAAGCAAATCCCGTTCCGGTCTTAATCACTTTGGATATCGCAACGTGTGGATCGATCAGTTCTGTGAGTCCCTTCAAAATGTCAATCGGTGTCTTAATAATCATCTTGAGAATAAAGTCTCTTGCTGCCGAGTTAAAGGCAGCATTCTGATCTTGTCCGGTTGAACTTGCTACTGCCGCGTTGGAGGCAGGTCTAGATAAGTCTGGTGTTGAATCAAAGTTATTATCATTTGCGATCGTAGATAATAATATGCTTAATACCCTATCTTTTGGCGCGACAAAAGCGTTGTTAATGCCTTGAAAATACTCTGATGTAAGATAAAAGTTATGTATTAAGGGTATTAAAGATATTGTATCTGAATCAAATGTAGTTGAGAAGAACCTATCAAAGTTTTGATCATTAAGAATAAAACTTATATCATCATCTTTATAATCAATCCCGAGAGTCTTAATAAGATGTTCTTGTGTGGATACAGCAGTAGAAACAGCTTCTTGTCTTAAATCTAACTCTTGATTAAGAACAAACAACAGGTTCTCGACGCGAGTGGGTGTCCATCGTCCTAATCTTCCATCTAACGGAAATCGGCGGCTGGGACCCGGGGGATTGGGGAAAACATCATAGGAAAAATCTCCAAGAAGGACCTGATATATTAAGATTAGGTTTCGAACTGTATAAGTTCGAACGTCATCTGGGGGTTGGACTAACTCGCTCCAAAAGAATCTCTCGGCATCTGCGCGTGCGTATGAGAGGAAGTTTGTCAAGTCAGTTGTCTGAAAATTTAAGTCTGTATACCATTGATCTATATTAAACTCTGGGAATATTTGCTGCTTAAAGTCTAGCGGAGTATTGCTAAATAAGTCTGCTGCTCTCTGGATTGTCCGATTTGAATCTTCCAACAACTCCAACCATAACTCACGACGCGAAGAGTTGGCATTACCTAGGTTTCCTTTTGTGAGAGGATCTGGATGAGGTTCATCTGGCTGGAAACTAAAACCGGGGCCTCCATTTCCAGCGTCAGATAAAGGCAATCCTAACTCGCTATGTAGTTCATTTATGCTGCTGATTGCGGCATTGCGATCTATGGGATTTTCACCGATATAATAAGTTGTCATAATAAACCCCTACGATGGTATAGATGGTAATCCACCCTCAGGGATCCCTCCGCTTGTCTGTTGGTTATCTGATGAAACAGGAGCAAACCCTTCGTTTCTGTACCCTAAATCTAACAATCTATAAACATTTGTCCCTCGTTTAAACCATAACTTAAGATAACGGCGTCCTGTGATGTCTTCTTCGCTGACTACCTCGGAAAACCCAGAATCATTATCGGTTTGTTGTGTTTCATCTAAAGTTCCCTTAACTTGCCATCCATATCTTATTACTGGATTTGCTGCTCCTCCGAGTAATATAGCAACCCCGGGTATTGCTTCTGTTAAAACAGCATTCGGATAATCTGACTGAATGAGGTTTCTGGCTGTGTTAAGTGCCCAATACTCATCCTCTGTGGATGTGCTAGATATATGAACAAAGATTCTATTTGTATTTGTATTCTCGATCACTGTTTCATTAACGTATCTTTGTTGTACTTGCGTTAATGGATTTTGCTGACTTGGATATATAACATTCCCAAAATCAGATGCGGAAACGGGCAGAGGATCTAGATTTCTATCTTGTCTTTCAGAGGTTAATAGATTCTCATATTGTTCTTCCGCAACTGCCGCGGCATTTTCTCCCGAAAGTTTCATTGTCATCATCAAGCCAGTTTCTGGAATATTTAGGACCTCTATTGATGATGGAGTCAGTTGAGACAGCGCGCTAGAAATCGCAGCAGGATCATCGTTCCCAACTGTTATTCCCGGGAGAGTTCTCAATATAGACTCATTAAACGACATTTGATTTGTATTCGGGAGCGCTTTTCGCAACGCATTATTGATTGCTTGCCTGCTTCTATCAATCCTATCTGTTATTAGGAAGTCCAGTATCTCATCAAACCCAAAGAAGGTATCTTCATCTGTTACCGAAAACTGTGTGCCGGCAGGGATTGCGACGGAACCATCGAGATATAGTATACCTCCCCTATTAACAACAACTGATCTTTGCGACTTTAAGTTGAAATAGGAAGTTAAATCCATTCGTATTCTATTTTCTGCTGATGGCTCAATATTATCAAAGTAAGTTAATAGCGATTGTAATATTTGCGATCTTATAAAAGTGAACACAAAACTGTTTCTGTCAAGAATGTTGTCGATGTTATATGCCGACATAACAAAGATATTCTTGATGATAGTTTCTGCTATGTGTATTTGAACCATTAGCAGATACATTCCATACTTTATAACATTTCTAACCTTTGAACTTAATGGAACGTCCTCGCCGCTACAAGCTGATTCTTTATATTCCTCAATCATTTGATTGATGATACCTTGGATATCTAGAAAATCTCCTAGTTCATCAGGAGGGCAGTTATCTGTTTGGCTAAAAAAGTTTAAGGATTGTAATGTTGCTGCGTCAAATATTCCGTTGTCCAAGATATATTCAAAGGCGTTCTCTACCAACTGTCCGTATACTCTCGGGAAGTCACTGTAATAGACTTCTTTATCCATATCTAGAGTTTGCTCGCTAAGAGAATCTAGGAACGGTTGGGCAAACTTCTGTGCGAAAACATTTACATTCTCTAAAACATCTTCCTGTGGTTCTGAGGTATCCCATTCTGCTGCTGTCGCAAACTTTTCACCTCCTAGGATTTCATCTTCCGCATTGTTTTGATAGAACCGATCCAGATTGAAATCTATTTTTAACTGTGAGTCGTTTTGTGTTTCTCCTCTGGCTGGGTATATCAAGGAAAGACTATTTGGAGTTCTCGTTATCGGCTCAATATCGCGGGCAAGACCGGATTGTGCTTCGTCTTGTGCTACATCTGATACCTCTTCATCCTCAATATCTGTAATACTCTGAAATATATCCTCCTCATCCGGATTAGGACCAGAATCTATGTCGGATTGTGCTTCAAAAAACGGAATGGTGCCAGAGTCACCACCGATAACTGGCAGTGTCGATTGCGCATCGGGGCTAGGTCCTGAACCAATCAGAGACTGTTCTTGATAAAATGGAATATCAGTAGGATTATCAAACTTAAATAATAGCTCTAAATCTTCATAATCTTGATTAGCACCTTCAACTCCTTGAACTGTGATTCTAGAACTATAAAATTTTTGTGTCGTGGTTGACAACTCAGTGGCATTATAACTGAATGTGTCTGGCTGTATGTAATCTCTAAACCTGTTTATGAACTCTTGGTTAAACTTGTATGTTGTAAATACCGGGTTGGCAGCTGCCTGTGGATCATTTAGTTGTTCTAGTTTGTTTGCTATTCCGGTGATTCCATTTGTAAACTCAGGATCATTTAACGTATCCGACAATATCCCGAGAACTGCGGCGCCACCGTCTTCCAAAGTATTTAGGTCAAATCCTAAGGCACTTGATAGATCTACGGGGCAGTTGTCTAAATCTATTGTATTACCTACTCCTTCGAGAGCAGTTATAATCGCTGTCAAGAAGTCCAAGTTGATAGCAGAACCAGAAGGTTCAATGCCTGCGTTCACGAAAGAGTCCAGAACCGGTGACTGGTTTTGTAAAACCGGTTCCAACAAAATCTCTTTTGCCGAATCTGCTGATGATATAAACTGTAACTGAACTGTTTCTGCCAAAACATTGAACGTCTCGGGGATTGACTTAGAGATTGTTGGGTCAACAAACTCAC